AGAATCCATTTCTGTATCTCCGCCAGTAATGGCAAGGGAATGGCAAAACACAACTCAGTTTTTGTCGGAAAGTCCTCGGCTTTGCACGAACACGGAGAGTGGTAATCGGGTCTTGCTGGGGGATTTGGCTTCCTTCGCTCGTGACGTTGTTGGCGTGGAACTTATGGATTGGCAGCTCAAGGTTTTGGGGGACCAGCTCTGCTTGTTTCCTGATGACCATCCTGAGGCTGGGCGGATGATGTTCTCGCGCTCTCTTGTTTCGGTGGCCCGACAGAACGGCAAGAGTTTTGCCTTGAAAGTGCTGGTGATGTGGTGGCTTGTTCGGATGCCCATGCTTCGCGGTACACCCCAGACGGTGTTGACCACGGCTCACCGTCTTGACCTTGCTTCTGAATTGTTCAACGCGACAGCTCCAATGCTTGAAGAAAAGTTTGGCGCAAAACTTGTCAAGTCTTATGGTCGTCAAGGTTTAGAAATGCCAGACGGCACCCGGTGGTTAGTTCGTGCAGCTACGCCATCTGCAGGAATGGGTTTGTCATGTGACCTTGTCGTGATCGATGAGCTTTACGACTGCTCTACCTTGGCAGTGGACGATGCTCTTATCCCCACAATGCGCGCAAGGCGTGACCCTTTGCTGTCTTGCTGGTCCACTGCAGGCACCGAAGAATCACACGTCATGAAACGGATGAGGGAGCGCGGAATGTCAGAGATTGCTGTGGGTACAAAGTCAAAGATGTACTTCTGTGAATTCAGCCCACCAAGCAACATTGACCCAATGACACCAGAGGCTTGGAAATACGCAAACCCCGCGCTGGGGACTTTGCTTGAAATGTCAACTATCGAAGAAGAATCTCATTCACCGAACACCGCTTCGTTCCTAAGGGCAAGCTGCAACCTTTGGATTACAGGGCATAAAAGCTGGTTGGATATTGGCCTGATGGAGAACATTGCGGATGCTTGCAATCTTCCGCCCAATGGTGTATTGGCGATAGAAGCGTCACAAGAGGACCACCGCTTCGTTGGTGTCAGGGCCGTCACCAGTGGCGACCAAGTTCTCGTCACTGTGGAGTTCATTGTGGACAACCTTCGCGACCTGTGGGCATCCGTTGACCAATGCCGAAAAGACAACCCAAAGGTGACGCTGGCAATCGGCGCGTCTTTAGACCTCCACCTACCTTCGAATATCCGCGGGACCGCCATCCTTGTAGGCACCCGCGAACTTCAACGCTGGACAACACTTGTGCGCTCCATGATTCAATCAGGGCAAGTTAGACACACAGGAGAGTCAATATTTATTGAACAAATGAACCGCGCGGTTCTCATCAGAACTAACGGAATAAATGCAATCAGTTCGTCTAGGTCACCCGGACCGATAGAGCTAGTTCGTGCAGCTGTGTGGGCCATCGCCCAAGAGGGCAAACCCAAAGTGACCAAAACAGTCAGCTACGCATTTTCGGAGTAATTCTCGAGGGTCGTTGCATTTGCAACTACTTTGTGTAAGACTCCGCGTGATGGGGATTTTCACTCGCACAACAAAACCCGCTTTCGCTTCTGAGCCGATAAAGGCAGCTGCAGGCGTGGCAGGCACAAGCGACTTCATGATGTACACAGGTTCATGGGCGCGTCAGCAGGCAATCCTCATCCCTACTATCTCAAGAGCGCGTGACCTCATTGTCTCGCTTGTCTCCTCATTGCCTTTCCAGCAGTACACCAACCAGTGGATGGGTGAGGAATACGAAGAAATACATTTGCCCGGTGAAAGTTGGATGTCACGGCCCGACCCGAATGTGACACGACAGTTCATCCTTGCTTGGACTGCTGATGACATCCTCTTTCATGGGCGAGCCTTCTGGGCGATTACTTCACGAAGTCAAGCCACTGGGCTTCCGCTCACCTTCCAATGGCTCCCAGCTGCAGACGTACAGTCTGACGATATGCCCGGTCCGTTGTGGTACGGCAAGTCAAACCAACTGACATTCCAAGGTCAACCGTTAATCACGAATGACATCATTCAATTTCTCTCCCCAGTTCAGGGAATGCTTTCCATGGGTGCCAGAGCGATTGAAATTTCAAACCGTCTTGATACTGCAGCTATGCGCTTTGCATCTAACGAAATCACAGCTGGTTATCTCCAGCAAACAAATGGTTCCGAACCTATGAGCAGTGAAGAACTTGGCGAACTCTGTTCAGCATGGTCACAGGCGCGCCGTAGAAACGCCATTGGCGCGTTGAACAGTTCGGTGACGTGGACGGAGTTTTCGAGCGACCCTTCAAAGTTGCAACTTGTTGAAGCGCGCACACATCAGATGACTGAACTTGCGAACCTTTGCAACATTCCGCAATACCTTGTTGGCGCGCCAGTGACTGGCATGACATACAGCAACGCTCAGCAGTCTCGTCAGGACCTCTACCAGTTTGCAGCTAAACCAGTTATTGACTGCATTAGCGAAACACTCTCTGCATACGCGCTACCGCGCGGGCGCGAAGTACGCCTTGACACATCTGAATACATCTCAGAATCACAAGACACTTCAACAGTGTCCAGCCCTGACCCAGAAATGAGCAACTCTTGAAAATAGAACTACAAGCAGAACTTTTCAGCATCAACGCTGCAGGCCCAGACGGCGAGCCACGGCGCGTTGTCGAAGGTGTTGCAATCCCTTGGAATGTTGAGGCCGTAGTTTCAGGAGGCCAGCGCGTCAAGTTCCTTGCTGGTTCACTTCCTGTTGACGGCCCAAATCCAAAGTTCATTCTTGGACACGACATGACCAAGCCTCTTGGCATGGTCAGTGAACGTGTTTCAACACCAGACGCAATGCTGTTTTCAGCATCGCTCTATGACACACATCTCGCCAACGAAACATTGCTTCAGGCTGGCCCCGGTCAGTTTTATGATTCAGTGTCAGTCGGAGTAGAACCAACCGATTACAGCTTCGAAGGAAGCACAATGATCGTGAAGGCAGGCAACTGGACGGAGCTTTCATTGCTTCCGTTCGGAGCCTTTGAAGGTGCCAAAGTTGCAGTTGCAGCTGAAGCCCACGAACCCCAAGACCCCACCCCAACAGATTCCGAGGAGGAACCAGAAGTGGCAACACAAGAAACCCCAGACACAGTTGAGGCTGCTGTCCCTACCCAAGTTATTTACGCAGGACCAAAGAAAGAATTCAAACTTCCTTCAGCTGCTGAATACATCGCATCATTCGTTCGCGGTGGTCACGACTTCGCACAACTGAATGAGAACATCCGCGCTGCAGCTCCAGACGTTGTAACAAGCGATATTCCCGGAGTCATCCCGACACCAATTATCGCTCCTGTGTACAACAACTTTCAGGGCCGTCGCCCTCTGATTGATGCAACAGGCGTTCGCGCCATGCCTCAAGCTGGTGCGATTTTCATCCGTCCAGTTGTAACAACACACAACAGCATCGGAACAGCCACACAGAACACCACCATCACCGCTTCAGCTTTTGTTGTTGATGACGTGCAAATCGTCAAGACAATCCAAGGTGGATACGTTGAACTCTCAGAAGCTTCAATGGACTGGTCTTCACCTGAAGTCCTTGGCGCTTTGTTGGACGACATGGCCCGCGTTTACGCAGACCGCACCGACCTTCTCGCTTGTTCAGAGCTTGTAACTGGTACAACCAACACAAACAACTTTGCAAACGCATCAATCACTGACCCTGCTGAATGGGTTCGCTGGATGTACCAAGCAGCTGCAGACATCCTCACTGGCTCAAATGGCAACTTGCCATCAGCCCTTGCTGTGTCTCCAAACATCTTCCAGTACCTTGGACAACTCGTTGACGGTTCAGACCGCCCACTGTTCCCACAGGTTGGACCGATGAACGCATACGGCACCATGACACCCGGCTCAGACTCAGCTGTTGCTTTCGGACTTCGCCTTGTCGTTGACCGCAACCTCGGCGCGACTGACATGGTCATCATGGACCCAACTGGAATTGAATGCTGGGAACAGCAGAAGGGCGCTATCAGCGTTGAACAGCCTTCACAGCTTTCACGCCAGATTGCTTTCCGTGGCTACTTCGCTGCAAAAGTCATTGACGCTTCAAAGAGCATCAAGGCTGCATTCGTCTGATAAAGACGAACTAGTGGATTCACTGCCGTGACTGTTTTATCGATTGCATTTCGCGAACGCCTTCAAGGTGTTGTCGTTTTGCAAACCTTCCTCCCAAATGAGATTCTCATGGGGCAGGCGATAACAGTTGCGAATGTGGGTGATGGAATGGATGGCAATTTCACAGTTGTTTCCACCGAGCCGTACGAGTTCATTGGTCTAGGCCCAGAGGGTGACTTCGAATTTGACTGGAATGTTTTCCGCGAAAATCAAGTTATCTATTTTGACGCTGGCAGTGACGTTCAACGCGACACCGCACCGAACACGGCAACAATCACATACACCAGTGTTTGCACATGGACCACCAATGCAAATGTTTTGTCATTCTTGGGTGTCTCCCCCGCGACAGCCAATGACACAGCGTTCGTTACTGTATGCACAGATGCAGCGAACGCGCTTGCGTTCCGTAGAAGGCGCGCTGCAGGATATTTTTCTGATGTGCTTGCTACGGCACCAAGTGCAGACGTTCTTTTGGGTACGACAATGATGGCAGCTCAGTTGTATCGCTCGCGCGGTTCTGCTGGCGGTGACTCATTTCAGTCGTATGAAACTTTGGCATCAGGAAACAACCCTGTTGCTATGGGTGACATTCTCAGACTCTGGGGTTGTAACCGAGCGCAGGTTGCGTAATGGGCCGTACAAATGATGCCCGCCTTCGGCTGGTTTCAACGCTCGAAAATGCTGGCATTGCTGTTGTCTCAGACTCCCGCAACGCTCGCCCGCTTTCCGTGATCATTGACCCGCCACAAGTGACGCGGTCAACCACAAACCAGTTGTCGCTCTCTTTCCCTGTCAACGTGTTGATGCCCCCACCCGGCAACTTAGACGCGCTCATAGCCTTATTAGACACAATGGACATGGTGATTGACGCAACATCAGCAACAGACGCAACTCCCACGGTTTATTCTGTGGGCAACCAAGAACTTCCCGCGTACACCATCACGGTGCCGTGGGTCGCATACCCATAAGGAACCAATGGCTAGTTACAAAGTCACATCAGAACTTGTTGCAGGCAAATCGCTTGGCGACACAATCACCGATGATGAGCTGCAAGGCTCATCGATTGAGGCCCTCATTAGTGCGGGTCATATCGAATACAAACAAACAACCAAGAAAGCAGAGGCAGAATAGTCATGGCTATTTTCGTACTTAAAGACGTTCAAGTGACCGTCAACTCAATCGACCTGACTTCATACGTCACAAACGTGGAGCTGGTCCAAGCAGTGGATTCTGTTGAAGCCACAGCAATGTCAGCAACATCAGTCAACGGACATCAGTTCGTTGGTGGTTTGCAAAACAACACCGTCACCGTGTCGTTCAACCAAGACTTTGCAGCTACAAAAGTTCACGCAACTTTGACAGCCCTTGTCGGCGTTCCCACCACAGTGACGGTAAAACACGACTCAAACGCCACAGGAGCGACGAACCCGAACTTCACCATCACTGGTGCGCTCATGTCTGAATACCGCCCTGTGACGGGCGCTGTAGGCGACCTTGCCACTGTCGGAAGCATCACCTTTAATGGTGGCCTTTACACAGCTCCAATCGTCTAATGTTTGAACTCCACATCGCCACTGTGCTGGTCGATGGGAGCGAACATGAAATCGCCCTATCGGTAGCAAGCCTCATTGAGTTTGAGAAACTGCACACCGTTTCAATCATTAAAGCTGTTGACGAAAACCTTTCCATGGAATATTTAGTAACCCTGAGTTACCTTTCCATGAAACAAGCAGGCCACGTCAGCAATATTGAGAAGTACCGTTCAGAAGTGAAAGGCGTTTCGTACAGGGTTGAACGCATCCCTTTTGGCGTGACGGCATCCACGGAGTCGTTGCCGGACTAATCCTTTCGGGGATTCCATGGCGGGACCTGAAGGATATGCCGATAACACTCATCAGCACTCTCAGCCAAGCCCTCCAAGACAGACACAAGTAATGGCAAACATCCAATCAGATATGAAAATCAAGGGTCTTGACGAAACGCTGAAGCGTCTCAAGAAACTTGAACCCGCCTATGTGAAAGAGATGAATCGCCAAATTCGAAAAGAAGCTGCACCCACAATCAAATCCATTAAGGACTATCTAAAGTTCATTGACTCTGACATCACCCCGTTCAACTCATCTGGCGGAGATTCGCGTATCACCAGAGGCGAACTCATCAAGGGTCGTGGCGGGGCAACCGCTTGGAATAAACAGCTCATTCTTCGTGGCATCCGTTTCAAACTTGGTGGCCCAAAGCGCAAATCCCAAATGGGCAACACCGCTTATTCAATGTTCAGCATTATTCAGAACAACCCCGCTGGCGCTATCTACGACACAGCTGGTGCGCGCGGTGGCAGTTCCCCATTCATTGACAACCTTGACGCTGAAGACGTTCCCCACGCAGTTGGTCAACGCAAAGGACAAAAGGGTCCATCTCGCTACATGTGGCCCGGCGGAGAAGAACACCTTCCCGAATTGACAGCAACCGTTCACGGCATTGTGCAGGATGTAATCTTGCGCGTGAACAGAGAAATGAAGTAATCAAATGGCTGCAGTAACGCTTCCCATCGTCACCACTTACAGCGACAAAGGTGTCAAGAGCGCACAGTTTTCTTTAAAGGGCCTCATGCAATCCCAGTTGGGCGCAGGCATCTCGGCTGGCGTATTGGTCCAGCAACTTGGTAAAGCCGTCTCAGCGTTTAATGATGACGAAAAGGCTGCTCAACAATTAAAGCTTGCCGTTCAAAACTCCACAGGGGCAACTGACCTTCAGGTCGCTGGGATGGAAAAACAAATAGCGAAAATGGAATCCGTTTCGGCTGTGTCGGATGACAAGCTTCGTCCGAGTTTGCAGACTTTGGTCAGGGCTACAAAAGACCTAGACCAAGCGCAGAGTTTGTTGAACCTTGCGCTGGACATTTCAGCAGGCACAGGCAAAGACCTTGAAACTGTTTCCCTTGCTTTAGCTAAAGCCCAAAATGGCAATGTGGGCGCGCTCACCCGTCTCGGTGTTTCTCTTGACGCTGGCGCTGTCGCGTCTAAAGACTTCGACACAATTCAACGCCAACTGGCAACCAGTTTCAAAGGCGCATCCGAAGCAGCTGCAGCTTCTTCCGCTGGTGGCATGTCACAATTCAAAATTACTGTTGAAAATCTTTATGAACTGGTGGGTTCACAACTGTCTCCAGTGATAAACGACTTTGCAAAAATCCTAAACAACGTCATTCCATCTGCCACGCAAAAAGCAACTGGGGACACCAACAAATATGTTGACGCTTTTTTCAAGTTGTACTCCTATGTTGGTCCGGGCGGTTCATTAATTAGAGGATTCAAAACTCTTGCTGGATTACTGCACACAGTTGCTGGAGAGTCAGACACGCTGAACAAAGGGCTTTTCTACACATCTGCTGAGTTTCGCGACATGGACCAGTTGCTCTCAAATCGATACAACGAAACTCTCAAAAAAACGGCCAAGGAACTTGAAGCACTTCGCAAGAAGCAAGCAGAGGCGCGCAAGATTGCCAAAGAACATGCTGACACTTTGCGCGACCGAGTTGTCACAGCAGTTGATTCTGTTGCCACTCATCTTCAAGATGCCAAAGACCAACTTCAAGGTTTTGCTGATGCCACGGCTGACGCGATCACTGGCACTGTCTCCCTTGCTGATGCTTTCAAGACTCAGACAGATGCAGATTCAGATGTCACTGATGCGTTAAAGGCGCGCAAAGAGGCATACGCAGACCTAGCAAAATTGAACCCCACTGAAGATGCTGAGCAATACGCAGACGCGCTCAAGAAAGTGGCTGATGCTGAAAAGAACGTCACCAGCGCACAAAGCGCGCGGGCTTCAGCAAACTATTCACAGGTCTTTGCATTGCAAATTGAGAAAGCAAAACACTTTGCTCAAAACCTCACCGCTTTGGTTGGTCAAGGATTGGGCAAAGCAGGATTGTCACAGCTTTTGAACCTTGGGCCAGAAGTTGGCGCTCAAGTTACACAGGAAATTTTGACTGGCGTATCTGGGCTGACGGTTGCAGGTTTGAACACTTCGCTTGGCGGATTGGCAACTTCAGCGTCTGGTCTTGGTCTTGCAGCTGGCAACGCTTTTTTTGGTAGCAATGTGGCAAACGCAAACACTGCTATGGGAACAGTCAATAACCTGCAAATCACTGTGAACGCTGGCCTTGTTTCTAACCCGGCAACAGTGGGCCGTGACATCATCGAAGCCATCCTTGCAGCTGAGCGACTATCAGGTCAGGTGTTCGTCAGCGCATGACGCAACCACAGCTCCAAGTTCTGATTGGTTTTCAAACCACTGTCGGGTTCGGGCAACCGTTCCTGCTCAATGACACTTTCTATGGCGTACTTGACACCGCAGGACGCGGAACCTTGGGCGGAATCCAATTCTCAGATGTCACCACCTATGTGCAGAGCGTGTACATCAACCGTGGCCGTTCACGCCAACTAGACGAAGTCAACTGTGGCACCGCCAGCCTGACCCTTTGGAACAAGACACGCATCTTCGACCCATTGAACCAGTCATCGCCATATTGGATAGGCGGAGCCACCCAACAAACAGGTGTTGTCCCGCGTCTGCCGATTCAAATCCTTGCCAACGGCATCCCCATCTACACCGGGTTAATCACAGACTGGGACATGGACTATGACCTTGGCTTCAATGACATCGCCCAAATTTCGTGCGCGGACCAATTCACTGTTCTTTCCAACCAGCAACTAAACGCCTACACGCCACCAGCGGAAACATCAGGCAGTCGCATTTACAACATCAGCGCAAACACGGGGATTCTTGCCCAACCCGAAATCAACTATCAAGGCGCAGTCAGCATTGACACAGGCTCATCAACCCTTGGGTCCTATGCAATCGACCAAGACACAAACTGCCTTTCCTATCTCCAGCAAGTCAACACATCCGAACAGGGCTACCTGTACATGAGCGCAAACGGAACCCTCACCTTCAAGGGCAGGTCCAGTGTCCTCAACCCTGTTGCTGGTGCCACGTTCAACGGGGACGGCACAGGTCTTTCTTTCAACAGCCTCAAAAACATGTATGGCGATGAACTGCTTTACAACTACATATCGACACAATCCCCCGCTGGCGCGGTCCAAGTGGCAAGCAGTGCAACCAGCATCGCTCAATACCAGACACAGACATACAGCCTTCTAAGCCTGCTCAACAGCACCACCACAGAAGTTGCAGCTCTAGGCAACTACCTTCTTGGCCGATACCAAAATCCCGTTCTGAGGTTTAACCAACTCAGCACTCAACTATCGGCCATGACCACAGCCAACCAAAACATTGCGCTGAACCTAGACCTCACCAGCATCTGCACAGTCGTTAAAAACTTCGTGGCAGGAACACCCACCAGCGAGTCACAAACCTTGATTGTTTCGGGTGTCAGCCATAACATCACACCCGGTTCACACATCGTGAGCTACACCTTTGAATCAACCGACAACAACGGATACTTCGTATTAGATTCCGCCATTTTCGGTACTCTCTCAACCACCAACCTTCTAAGTTTCTAAAGGAGACACAACATGGCAACCCCACCAACCTTCGTAGCTGGGTCTGTATTGACCGCAGCCCAATTAAATGCAGCTGGTCTTTGGCTGGTCAAAACACAAACACTGCCAACGGCAACCAATGTGGTGACCGTGACAGACGCATTCAGTGCTGACTATGCAAACTACAAAATCGTGTGTAGCAACGCTGTCTTGACTGGTATCGCAAACGTCACCATGACCCTTGGTTCGGCTAATAGCGGGTACTACTCAACGCGTATTTACAACCTGCCCAACAACGGCACCGTCTCAGGTAACGGACTTAACAACACCAGTGGCTGGTCTTATGCAGCTCAAGGGTCAACCAATTACCTGAATGTCAACATGGATGTCATGGACCCATTCAATGCGCGCTACACCCGATATATGGGAACATACGTCATTGAAAACGGAGCCGACAGCAACTTAGGCACAACCTCAGGCCATCAAGCATCGACCACTTCATTCACTGCTTTCACCTTGACTGCTGGCGGTGGCAACTTCAGCGGTGGTTCACTTCGCATCTACGGATACAACGGCGCATAATGAAAAAAAG